CATTCTTCATATTAGCCATTTTATCTTCTACACGGGCAAATAAAGCGTTCACTTCTCCTAGTCTTTTACCTAACTTTTTATTAATATCATTCTTAACAAAGAGGTTATTAATAGCATCAAGAGTTCTCTGTCTAATACCACTAAAAGTTTTATCTTCTGTTTTAGCGTCATTAATAAATTCTTTAAATTCGGTAGTAAGAGCTTCAAACTTAGCATCGTTCTCTACGAGTTTATCTTCAAACTTTTTTCCTATAGCTAAAAACTTTTCCATAGTCTTAGCCATTGTAATAAGTTTTGTTAGTTTTTCTAATTTGTCTTTGTCTAATGCCATACTAAACTTGATTTACTGTTAGTAAAACTATAAATACTATTATTATGATTAAAATTATCCCCATATTATTTACGTCTTTCTATTAAAGATTTTCCAGTAACTTTTTTACGTTTGCGTAATTCTTGTAATAAAATTTGAGCTTGTCTAGCTGCTTCTTCTACATTAACATTTACTTGTTCTGCGATAGCATCTATTTCTTTTTTACGAGATCTAATTTCTAATATACCCACTCCTGCTATACCTGCTATTAATCCTAAAGCAGCACCAGTTACACCAGCACCTACTTTAGCACCAATAGTCGCACCACCAGTTGTTGTTAATGATGGTGATAAAACTTCTAAAATTCTTCTAGCTTTTTCTTTATCAGTAGATGCTTCTTCTGGAGTTAATTCTCTTAAATTTTCAAAGTCTCTTTCTTCTTTAATACCTTTGTCTTCAGTTTCTATATCTACATCATCAAGTCCTTGTTTAGCAATAGCTATATCAGCAACTCCAGACTTAGGTAATTTTCCTCCTGGTTTAGGAGTTACTGCTCCTTTTGAGCGTTGTAAAAATTGACCAGCTCTTTTAATTGCCTTACCTCCTTCAAATATACCTCTACCACCTATTGTAGCAACTGGTGTAGCCATAACTCTAATTGCCTCTGAAGTAATACCGAGTATTCCAGAGTCAAAGCCTTTAGTTAATGCTTTAGCACCTCTATCTGCTATAATCTTCAAAGAACCATAATCATCATAAATATCAAGTATTTCTTTAGGTAACTTTTTTCTTACAGTCTGACGTGCGTGTGCTGAAAATAAAAGTCTAAGATTATTCATATCACCAGCAATATCTTGTCCTTTCCATACCTTAGCTGGTAATCGTTTAGCCATTGATGATTTAATATTGTCTAAAGTCTTGTAAGTCCAACCAGAAACATGTTTATAATCATCAGCTAAAGCATCAAAAGCATTTAATAAACTTTTTCTTTGGCTAATATCTTGAACTTTCATAATATCTTTCTTGATAGCATCAAAGATCGCTGCCTTAGAGGCTTTTTCTTTAATGCCAGAAAGAGCTGGTTTAACTTGATTTTCAAACAATCTAGTTGATACTCTTTTTGCTCTTGCACCTATATTACCTCTAGCTACTCCTGATAAATTGTATTTAATAATGGCATCTACTAATGTCTTTGGTGCTTTAGCTAATTCTTTAGCATTATTAGCAGCTTCCCAACCAAGTCTTTTTAGCATTGTACTTTTAGATTGAAAATCTATTATTCGTTTAGCCATAGCCTCATCTGGTGTAAATAATGTCTGTATTACTTTTTTACCAGTCTTTTCTATTGCAGCACCAGTTAATGCAGCTCCTTTACCAACAGTTTCTAAGCCAGCTTTTCCTACTCTTTCTGCTGTTCTTAAACCTCTACCAGCAAGTTTAACTCCAGTTTGTGCTACTTTTCCGACAGGAGCAATAGCAGCTATATCAATAATATTTTCTAAGTCTTTTAATGCTTCAGGATGAGCTTTAGCCCAATCATCTAAACCAACTGCTGCGTTTTGAAAAGCTTTATTTTCAGTAAGGGCTGGTATTTCTGCTTTACTTACAGCCTTACCTAAACCAGTTTTTACTGCTTCTGTTCCTTTTTGTCCTAATAAAGATTTAATACCTTCTTCAAATATATCAAAAACACCACCAGCTACAGCACCGCCAGTTCTTAAAACTTGTCTTCCAATACCTATCTCACCTTCAACTGCTTGTTCACTTGCACTTTTTATATCTTGACCTCTACCAGTAAGATCCGAACCAACCCTACTAAAAAATCCAGGTCTTTGCTGTTGTTGCTGTGGTTGAGCTTGTCCACCAAATTGACTTAGTGCTTGTTCACCATAGCGTTCTTTTAATTGTTCCGCTGTTAAAATTGTTGGCATATTTTTAATTTATAATTATAAATGTTCCATCTGGTTGTGCTTGAACAACATCACCATTTGGCATAATTTGTCTTTCTGGTGTTAAACCTCTTGCTAAATTTTTACTAATATTATCAAGTTCTTTTCTCATAGCATCGTGTCCAATCTTATATCCTTTAACTTTGCCATTCTTATCTCTTATAGCCCAAGTTCCAATTTGTGTAGCAGCAGATGATAATATTTGCATTTCAGTATCACTCAAAGCACCAAATGTTGCTCCACGAGATTTAGCTTCAATAAGTGCTTCTAAAGAAAGTCCACTGACTAATTGCTGAACACTGCCTAAAAATTCTTGTTTTTGAGTAGCCTGTCCTGTAGTAAATGCAGTTCTACCAAAAGGATTTATACCAACTGCATTATCTAATCCTGGATGTGTCTTTAAATCTAATGCTTGTTGTGATTTTTGCCTAGATATAGACTCTTGTAATCGATCAGCTACATCTACTTCTTGTGGTATTTCAAGTCCTTGTTGTGCTAAAGCACTAGTTACAGATTGTTTTTGTCTAGTAGTTAATATTTTATTATCTGAACCTAATAGTGATGGATCATTCATAACATTTGCTACTAATCCATCTACAATAGTATTACCAGTTGGCTGATAGCCGATAGGTTCTTCTGTAGGAGCTTGTCCATCAGTTCTTCTACCAGCTAGGTTTTGAGCTAAAGCATTAACTCCGTCTTGCATAGTATTAAACTTAGTATAGTAACCACCTTCTGCTGATGGTCTTGAAGTTCCTTGTGGACCAACATTACTTATTCCAGCTACATTGTTATTATTAATAGCTACATTAGATGTTCCAAATGTACTTTCTTTCTGCATAAGAGCCATTATAGCTTCCCAACTTGCTCCTGTTTTTTCTGAAGCATTTGCTATCATTTCACCTGTAACTTGACTACCAGGAGCTTTAGATTGTATATAATCATCCATTTGTTCAAAGCTAGTCATTTGTCCCATACCATCAAGTATAGCTTGGACTGATGTTGGATGACCTGAATCTATGGCATAGTTTCCAATATCATAAGTTGCTCCACTTGCATCAGTAATAGACCCTGCACCACCTGGTACTACTGGACCAGTATATCCATAATTACCACTACCACCACCGAATGGTAATACAGTTCCACCTGCTTCATTAACAAAGCCATAAATAGGATCTCCAAATTCATCAGTACCTATTCTAGTAAATTTACCTCCACCTGCTGCACTTGCGACTGGAGAGTTCTGAGCTAATATATCTATTGCTTGGTCTAGTGATTGAGCTTTACCAAAGTCTGATAACACTCCTGAACTTGGAGTTTGACCAGCTTTTAACATAGCTTCTATATAGTTTAGTTTTAAGCCTTGAATACTCTTTTGATCTGCTTTAGCATCGGCTAGTCCTGCTTGTTGTCGTTGTAAGTCTAATTGAATACCAGCTAAGTATCTTGCTTCATCACCTGCTACCTGTGGTGCTAGTATATTAATCTTAGCTATTGTTGCATTATATTGAGCTTCTTTATCAGAGAACATTAAATCAACAGCTCTATTGGCTGCATCTTGAGATGCTTCTAGTTGATTTTGCATAGCTAATAAATCAGATTGAATAAAGGCTGCATCTGCTGTAAGCCCATTCTTTTGAGCTAGGTACATCTTATAATTCTGAGCTTGTGTGCCTTGTAACCTAGATAGAGTCTGAGGTCTGCCTTCTTCAGTTTGATTAGCTAGATTGTATGAACTAGTCAGAGCATTTATTTCATCACTCTTTTGTTTTAATTCTGCTGTTTTAGATATTAAGTTTTGTGTCTTTTCTTCTATGTCTCTCTTTTCTTCTTCACTTAATTGAGCTGCCCCTCTACCAGTTAAGGCATCAGGGTCTAAACTTCCTATAAGAGATTTAAGAGTTCTTGAATCATCTGTCTCAGGTGCTTCTTCAATTAGCATCTGTTGTAATCTCTTTATCTCATCATTAGCACCTGAAATAGTAGAATTAAAACCACCACTTACTGTATCGGCTACAAATACATTTCGTTCTGTTGGATCTCCTATGTTTACGGGTCTTTCAAAAGCCAGTGTATCAGAAGATACAACTTGGTCATTAAAACCACCACCTAAAGTAAAACCACTTTTAAATAAATCATTAGCTTCTTGAGAGCCAGTAGCTACTACTTTCTTTTCTCCTGTAGGACTAGTAAGGGTTGCTGGTTGTCTGAAAAAGAGTCTAGGGTCATCTGCTGTTGGGGAACTAATAAACTTACTAAAATCAGCTTCAGCAATTCCAGCTGCTCCTAATTCTTCTCGCTTTGCTTGTAAGTCTGCTTCATTGGCAATTTGAACTCCTTGACCAGCAATAGGTTGTTGAGGTTCAGTAGCTTTAACTTGAGGAGTTGGTTGAGGTGGTGCTGGTTGAGGTGCTAATGGAGAAGTAGGTATTTTAAAAGCATTAACCGCTGGAGTATCTGGTACTTCAGGTGTAGGGGTTGCTGGAGTAGCAGGATTAAGTCCTCCTGCTCCAGTTGTACTTTTAAGAACCCACTGATTGTTATTCCCCATAATATAGTTAGGGTTTTTTGGATTTACTGTACCTGGTTGTGTTATTGCCATATTGTTTATTTATTAATTATATCTATTTTCTCGTCTAAAGTCTTTTTATCTTTAAACTTTATATTAACAACGCTACTAAACCAATCATCAGTAAGTCTTTGAATAACTTTACTAACGTCATCACCCGTTGTTTCTTCTATAAAATTTATTTTCTTTGCTGAAAGATTGATTTCTATTTTAGCCATATATTTTTTTAATTAATCTAATTCCATTTGAACTGTTGGGATACCATGAAATATATCATCAAGTTGTGTATCGCCGCCAAATCCTACCCATAAATCATTAGCAGTATTTTGAATATTAGTAGTAATTGTCTTTTTAAGGTCTCCATTTACATAAAACCTAGCTTCTGAACCACCTAAATCAACTTCTATTTTATATAAATTCCAGTTAGTTAAAGTAACACCAGTTATTTCTTCTAATGTATGATTAGAACCATCAGCAGTTTTAGCATATAAAGTTGTATTATTTATTGCAAAGGTAACGCCTGAATTATTATTATCATATACTTGATGAAATTGAGCTGGTTGCTCGGCAATACCAAAATGTTTATCTCCACCAGCGGCATTAGTTATTTTTACTAATGATTCAAGTATTACTGTCTTACCAGTATCATTCCATTGTCTAAATGTTGGTAATTTTGTTGCTGCATACCAAGTATTACCATCAGAATCTAAATGTGCATAAGCAGTTCCAGCTGTTATATATTGTATATCAACTGTTTGCCAAATACTATTACCAGATATGTTTGGTAGTCCTAGAGGTATTTGAAAATTATAGTAACTACTATCTGAATTAGAACCTAAAGCCGTTGAAGGTTCTCCACCTTGTTCAACCATACTAAGCCACTCAGTGCCATCGTAATAATATAACTTATGGTCTGTATCTGCATAAATTAATCCTTCTGATAATGAAGATGAGAAAGTTGCTTTTGGTATTAGTTCTAAATGAGCGCCTGTTCCTGTATTCGTAAGTTTAAGACAATGACCCACTCCAGCATTTTGAAGATCTAAACATTCTCCAGTAGAAGCAGCTCCAATCATTTGTAAAAGAACAAGTGTAGAGTCATATTCATCAGCGTTATTAATAACATTAAGTCCATTAACAGCATCTGATACTGGTGTTATTTCTACTATAGCAGACGCACTACTTCCAATAGAAGCTAATATATTATTATCAGTATCAATAAGAGCAAATGAATTAGCTAACTGTGTAGGTGTAGTACCAGCATTAGTTAGCATTCTAATTCTTTTACCACTTGTAGCTGTTTGAATTGTACTACCAGTTATTGTTCCAACTATTCTTAATCCATTTGATGGATCATATTTTAAATGATCGCTAGCAGTACCTATACCCATTCCATATATTTCAGCAACATAGTCTAAAAATCCATTTAAGTTTCCTAACCTACATATTTCACTAAAATCATCATAGTCTACTCCTGTTCTTTGAAGTACAGAGTAATAAGGGCTATTAGTACCTTCTCCTATTAACTGTAACCAACCACCAGCATAAGCAGCAGCACCATTTGATTCGCCATGTTTAACAACTGCTTGTCCCTTTGTCCATACTGGATTGTCATCAGCACTATAATCTTCTGCTAAATCTCTAGTTACTGTATAAGTTGGCTTAGAAGCAACATTAGTAACTCTCATCCACTCATCATCAGTACCGTCTTTAATTCTTATAATGTCATTTACTGCAAACTCTGTATCACCTTTAATCGTTAGAGTAGAAGCATCTAAAGCAGTCATATCAACATCTAAAGCATCTGCATTAGCAACTAATAGCTGTCCGCCTATTGCCGAGATTATATCTTTTTGAAATGTTGCTGATTGTAATACCCCTCTAGCTCTTATATTTTGTGCTTCTATGAGTTGAGGCTCTACTGTAAATCCAGATACTCCTGCGGCGTAATTACTACTTCTCATTCGTTGATTAGCTCCATCAAGCAGAATATAATCGCCAGTTAGTGGACCTAATCGAATTAAACTATTGTTTCCATCTATGTATAAATTTCCATTACCTATGTCAATGAACCCGTCTGAATTTATTATGAAATCACCACTTCTTAATACTCCATTTTCAATTATCCAACCACCTATACGACCTCTATTAGCTATAATCTCGTTTACTCGTTCATTCTGTTGTGAAGTTATATTAGCTTGAGGCGTATCTCCGACACCAAAACTTTGCTGACCAGCTTCTTGTTGGTCAATCTCAGATATAAAATTTACAAAGATTGTGTCATCTATTTGCATTAATTAAGTATAAGTTGTTTATATTCTGGTGTAGTCGTACTCGTGCCTTTTAAAGAAACTCTAATTTCTATCTGTTCGGCTTCTGGTATATCAATATTTTCTTCGTGAAATGAAGTCTTACCTACTCCAATATCAGCAGTTGTATATGTACCTAATTCAGTCCAAGAATCTGTTAGATTTACTCTATATTCAAACTTAATACCCTCTCCTGTTAATAATTCTTTGACTAAAGTAAAGTCCAACATACTATATTTACGCTTATCAAGATATGTCCCTATTTGATATAAAGGACTATCAAAGAATCCACTATAATCAGTGCTGTAAGCAGTCTTAGAGAGTAAATCTATTCCGTAAGTAGCATTATCTCTCCAACCACATACAAATTTATCTCTACTAATTCCTAGTAAAGCTCCTATAATAAGAGGATTTGTACCTCCTGTAGTCCCAGTAGATATTGTATGTTCACAGTTTACGATATTACCACTAGAAGTTTCTAGTAAAGAGTAAATACCCATACCATCTACATCTTGAGAACTAACTCCAAAATGTAATCTACCTTCAAAGTTCATAATAGCTCCAGGGTAAGGCTCTAAGTATTTACCTCCGAATGTATCAGCAACAGAGTTAGGAATCTTTCCTATCGGCCATGCTTGTACTCCGTTTGATTTATGTATCATTCCGTCTATTCCTGCGAGGATATAAAGATTTCCACTTATATTAAGCATTGCGTTCACACCGTTCTCAACCATTTGTATTGGATCATTATAGCTTGTAGAGCTACCATCCCAAGGAAATATATCAGCAATCTTATTATCATAAATATTAGTTCCCATCCAAGTACCTACCATTAGATTGTTATTTTGTTCTGCTAGACATTTAACTCTATAATCTTCTGGTAGTGTCAAAGCACCTGAAACAAAAGCAAAGGTAGCTCCAGTTCCAGGGGCAAAGTCTTGTCCTACTTCTTCAGCAACACTATCTATATATCTACCATTACCTATATATAACTTTCCATCTAGCTTAGATACAAGCATTGGTTGCCATAGAGAATCGTTACCTGATAAAGACTGCCAATTATTAGACCAAGATGGACTACTAGAAAGTGGACCATATACATCAATAGTAGCTCCCTCTGCTACGAATAGATAATCTTTCCATACTGCCAATCCTTGTCCTGCACCACCTCTATCTGAAAGTTCTGACCAAGTATCTCCACTATTAGCTGAAGTATAAACAACACCACTAGAATCAAGAGCGTAAAGGTTAGCTGGACTAGCTGGATTCTTAACTATCCATTTAACTTGAGCATCTACTGTAGTAGCAGATTCTTTCGCTAAGATATTATTTAATAAAGCAACTCCAGGCTTACTGAAAATGTCTATGTTTTGCATATTACCAAAGCCAACATGAGGAGATGGTGCTATACCCTGTCTAGGTGCTTCAATTACTAATGGTTTTGGTTGATTTGCCATATTATTTTGTTGCTCGTTTATTAGTTTCCAAAATTGTCTTTCCTTCTCTTATAACAGACTGCCAGTAATCTTGAATATCCCTTTTATCATTTGCTAAGTCTTCTCTGGTCTTAGCAAAGTTAGGGTGATCTGATTTCATATATTTATAAGAAGCATATCTTGCTAAGAAGTTATGATGAATACCTGGAATACCAGGCTCACCAGATACCTTTACGAATTTATGATTACCTGAACCATCATCTGAAATAGTTACAGCACTTCCACCTATTGTTAGTGAAACTTCAAAGTCATCAGTGCCTTTATTTACTACATAATAAACTGTATTCTCTGAATACCCAGCTGGTAGAGTAGTTTCTGTTACTAGAATAACGGCATCTCCATTAGACAAACCATGAGCTACTGCATCTATTTTATTTGTAGCATTAGTAGTAGTAAATGAAACAAAGAGGAATTTAGATAATTCTTTATTTGGATAACATCTAAGTCCACCAGTTTCAGCATAATCAGGACAAGGAGATACATAAATAAAGTCTCCTCTCTTAGTCCAGTATTGAGGACTACCTCTATTCTCTGAATCGGTAGAGTATGTTTCTGAAAAATCTGGTATATCTTCAAAATCCTCATAGATTAAATCATACTCGTTAGCATCAGAATCTAATGCCGATACTCTAAGAATCTGCAAGACCTTATTGGTAAAGTCTGAGATTTTATAAGCATTAGTTCCGTCTGCAAAGTCTTGAGTTTCTACTGGAGCAGCTGCATTACCTGTATCGTCTAAAGTCCCTTGAGGGGCTGATTCAGCCGCCATAAACCAGTATTGGTCTAAAGCTTCATTGATTCTAGCTATCTTCTTCTTTAGCTTATAGCTGTTCTTAGTAGTATTACAAAGACTATCTACTTCATTTATAATACTTTCTTCGCTAATTGGTTCATACAATTTACTCATATATTTTTTCTCCTATATGACCGACCTCTATTGTTGGGTCTGTCCAAATCTTATAATTATTTCTTTTAGCTTTAAAGCAGAAGTTCCAGTCTTCTCCGTTCTCACATTGTCCACTCTCTTTGTAAGTAAATTCAAACCAAGGTGATGGAATCTTATGAAATATCTCTGTCTTGATAAGTATAATTCCTGTACCTACTGCGTGGCATTCAAATACATCTTTATACTTGGGATCTGTTTCAGTATCTAAATTAATAAACTTCTTTTCTGTTACTTCAGCAATAGCCATTATCTCTCCAGTAGCAGTTCCACCCCTAGAGTGAAAAGCTAACCCACAAATATCTTTATCATTCTTAATCAGCTTATCTAACATATTTGGTGGAAAGGTCATATCATCATCAATCATTAATAGGTAGTCTGACTTGTTCTGACACGCTTGAGCTGCTATATAATTCCTATTTTCTGCGATTGTGTAACCGTGTTCTGGAACAATAATATGTAGATTGTATTTATTACTCTGTGCTATTAATTCCAATAAACACTGGAATGTTGCAGGAATCAACCCCCTGTTCGATGGCACAGCAATAGTGATTTTAATTTTATCTTCTTTTATCATAAATTTTATGGCATTTATAGCAACGTGCTTGATAATCTTCTAAATTTCTTTTATATGTATGGTCTTTATTTGACCAATGTACTGCCTGTTCACCACAATCAACACATTTATGTTCTTTTGCTTTACCTTTTTTATCTTCTACCCACAAATGTATTCCTCTTGTACAAGCATCATCACCTTTCCAATTAACTGGTTTGTGTCCTTTCTGAAACCCCATTTTACTAATTGAGGGGTGGTCTTCTTTTGTTAAACCCTTATTCCACGATGGTTTTCCTTTCATTCTTTTTGAATGTTCTGGATTTGCACCTGTCTTCTTACCTTTGTTCCATACTGGTATAACTCTTTTATAAACTCCTTTTGGCATAATATTGTATTTAATTAATTATGCCCTAATTATATCATCTTCGCTATCGTATATCAATAGCTATTGTTACTTTTTGCATACGTATATTTGACATTGTTCTGGTCTATCCTTGTAGATAGAACATTTATTATCTTTTAACTTCTCGCACTTATTAGGTATTACCACTGATTGCTTACCGTCTTTCTTAATTACTTTAATTCCGTGATACTCAATCCATCGTATATCGTCTTCATCAAACTTCATTCCTAGCGGTAAAATGATATTCTGACAACAATCACTACAGTCTTTGCAATCAATACTCATAGTCTTAAAATTTAAACAAGCCAATATGACCTGCTAATATTCTTGTATCACACCATATATCAAAACCTGCTTTTCTTGCCTTCTCACAGAAGAACCAGTCATTACTCATACTAATAGCTCCGTGTTCAGTCCATTTATAGCCGTACCAAGGTTGAGGGATTTTCTTAAACACATCACATTTAATTAGTAACACTCCACCACCTACAGCTTTAGCTTTGAACAGTCCTTCTTTCTTTTCATCCAAATACTCTACAACTAGCTCTTGTTTCTCATATTTTGTATAGGCTACCCCTCCAATAATGTCTTTATTAGCCTCTAATAGCCTCTCTAAGGTGTCTTCAGGGTAAATCATGTCATCATCTACCATAAAGATATAATCACACCCCTTTTTGACAGCTTGAGCCGTAATCCAGTTTCTATTCTCAGCAGTAGTATAACCTCTAGTAGAAACAATAATCTCAAAATCATAATCAGAATAAGCTATCAATCTCATCATTGATTCAGCCATCTTAGGCTTCACAAGTCTATTTGTTGGTAATCCTATTGCAATTTTCATAACACTTCTTACAAATTTTAGCCAAATCTTCTCTAAAATATACGGGTTTATCTGCCAGAGGTTTTTCACACTCCCAACATAAACTTCTTGGTAATTTTTTTAACATAATCGGTAGGGCAATACCTTATTACCCAACCTATATACTAAAAACCTAAGTTGTTACACGAACATCCATGAAGAACTCAGCTCTTTGAGCTGGCCAGTCAAAGCCGTGATCTAATCTTGATATTATACCAAGACCAGAAACTAAGCCTGGATCTTCGATAAATTTAGCTTTTCCAAATGTACCTCGTAAGATACCTAAATCACCCATTCTCTTAATACCAGCGAACACATGTCCTGCTGTATGAGAGTTTGATAGGTAATGGTCAACACCCATATAACGGAATGCTTTTTGAACTGGAATACCATTCTTTAAACCAATATCGGCTTCTGTGAAACCGTTGGCTTGAACGAATGCTTCTAACAATTCAAAGTCTGTAGCTCTCCATACTATGAAGTAACCATGTTTAACTGCTAATTCAACACCATTGTTTGCGTGTAATTTTCTTTTAATTGCACGAATAATGTCGTCAATATTAGCTGCTGATACTTCAATAGCTGTATCATCGTCAGCTGCACCACCTGCTAAGTCAGTAACACCAAAGTTTGTCCAACCTGCGTGTTCTGCCAACATCAAAGTTTCAATCTTTTCATTGATTTTATCTCCTTGATACTCAGCAATAACCATTTGTCCTACATAATCTTGCTGATTGCGATCTGCTTCATCAACAAGCATAGGAATTATAGCGAATTGGTCGATAGTCAATACTTCTGCTGTAATAGCGAAGTCTGAATAACTATAGGCAGTTCCTCTAGTACCTGCTTGTAGATCAGGTTCAGTAGACATATATGAATTAGTAATACTTCTTTGAGTTGAATAGATAACATTCATTACATCTTTCCAAGTTTGAGGAGCGTTGATTCTAGCACGCATTCTCATAACGTAGTCATGCCTATTCCAAATAACTGTATTACTCATTTTATTTTCTGATTATACTATATTAGTTAGCAATCAGACTACGACCTATACCAGATTAAAATAATTCATCCGAGAACATCTTCCCATCTTTTTCCTGCTTTACCCTAGCGTCTATTACTTTATTAGCAAGTTCAGTGCCAAGTTCAGCAGGTACGGGAACAAAGTTTCCTTTTTTATCTTTCTTATTGACCCAATGGTCAACAGAACCTTTGCTTCCACTTGATTTACCTTTGGAATCCCCTGGCATACCACCCTCAGCTTCTCTTTGAGTTTTAGCCTCTTTTAATTGAGACTTAATATGCTTCATTCCTAATATATCGGTAACAGGTAATTTAAGGCGTGTAGCCTCGTCCGTAACAACCTTTTGGTCATCAGGATTATCTATACCTTTAGAATTAAGAAATGCGAGTTTTCCATAATCTGGTTCGTCTGATTGTTCCTCATTTTTAGAAGTTTCGGGTTTATCTGGCTTATCAGCTTTGAGTTTCTTTAACTCTTTTTCAGCTTTCTCAGCACGAATCTTTTGATTCTCACCATACTCCTTAGATTTAACTAATTCGTCTGGTTGTTCAATAGATTCCTCAGATGTTTCTTCCTCGTTATTTTCAGGAGTTTCGTTCTCCATTTCATTTTCACTCATAGTATTGTTGTTAAGGCAGTTCCAAACTCTGCCAATTGTTTAAAATATTTAGTTAATCACATTGCTTAATCTCCTGCTTGAAATATCTCAGTTATAACTGCGACATCTGTGTCTGCTTTCTTTAAAAATGTAACCTTAGCCATATCAGTACCATTTTGAATTACAGTACCATTAATTTCAGGTTCTAAAAGGTCTATACCAGTTCCTGCTGTCCACGTAATAGTGGTAGCTGTGGTTGATGTAGCACTATGAAACCATACTGAATATGAATCACCTGTTTTCATAGTAGCAAACTGTTGAGTTGTACTTGCTGGTAAAGTAAGTGCTAGATTAAGTCCTGCGTTCCAAGATACATAGCAATCTTCTCTATCAAGCGGTAACTCGTTTGTAGTTAAGGTGTAATTAGCAGCAGTAGATGATGTAGCGTAAGCATTACAACCAACTGAAAACCCTTGATTAAATCTTTGGTGTTGGTAATGGTCTGGTCCTGACTGAGCGCCAAAACTTACTTCTCCTTCTGGTTGACCTTCAGCTTCGTAATAGTTGTAATCACCCTCAATAATCTGATTATTAGATACTGAATAAGCATGAACTACAGATCCAATAGCTAATGCTCCGACTAAAGCGATGATTGAATAGAATACTCTATCTTTTACTTTTCTTTTTAACATCTTTTTTCTTGTTATCTTTTTTAAATTTAGGAGTTCGACTACTTTCCTTTTCTTTTTTATCTTTTCTCCTCTTTCTAACTTTCTTCTTTCTCTTTTCATTGTTCTCCTCAGACTGAGCTTTAATCTCATCCTTTAGAGATGGCATTTTTGCCATGTGCATTTTAGACATATCTTTCTTCGTTAATTAATTATCTATCTATTTACTTACTAAATCGGTTGACCATATCAACGGTAAGCTATCGTACTTGTCCCAAGTGTTCCTGATACAACATCTATGACTAATCCCTCTGTAAATGTTACATCATAGGTATATGTACCTGCTACTAAACTTGCTGGAATTACTGCTAACTGTTGTGTTGAATTTGTCCTTGTACCCTGCCAACTAGCTATAGCAGCAGTTGATGTTGCATCATACAAAGTAAATGCTGTGTCACCAGCCAAAGTAATAGTTACAGAACCTAGTGAACCCCAACCAGCTTTAATAAGTCCATCTAACCAAACTCCACCATCAGGTGTAGTAGTAGCAGTATATTCATTTCCAACAGTTACTCCTTTAAATGTTTGATTAGTCTGTACAGAATTAAACACTAACCAACCACCTATAATAAGCACTGCAAGCCATAACAATATATTACTTATTTTCATATTATTTTCCTTTATCTAATTTATTATCTCCCGACCTTTGTGTTTTATAAGAACTAATATCTTGTAGAACTCCCTCTATCAGCTTTTCTGCTTCCTTAGATGCTCTATATTTCTCTCCTAAAATCTTATTATCGTTGGTTTTATCAATATCAGGCTTACTACCTTCAATCCTATCGTAGAATAAAGTCTTTATAGCTTTTAACATGTGTTCATCATCAGCTAAGGTAGCTAATTTGTCTTTATGTAAATTATTCATTTGGTTGTGCCTCCTTTGCTCCAACTAAGTTCTTTAAGCCTTCTGTGCCTCCTCCTGGTGCTACTGGAGCTGCTGGTGGTGGTACTGCTGTTATATTAATTGGGTCTAAACCAGAGCTTTCCAATATAGTGTTCAGTAGTTTACCCATTTCAGGGTCTTGTCTTAACTGTGGTGTAGCTAGATATTGTCTTAGAACATTTACTAGCTTATCTGTTAATAGAGCTAAGTTCTTTTGTTTACCAGCTATATTAGTCATAACAGCTATAGGTAAATCTTTCATTTCATCCTTTAGTATTTCAAAGAATCTCTTACTGCCTTGTTTTGCTGTATCTTGTCTGACTTTGTCTTCGTATAAAGCAATTATATCTTCGTCAATCTCTTGCATTCCTAGAATCATTGACTTCTTAAATACATTAGTTTTCTTAATAACAACCTTATCAACAACATCTTGTACCTCGTCAGCAGATAGTTCTTCCATAAAGTTCTGCTCCTTAACAACTTCTTTTTGGAAGTAAGGAAGAATCCAGTCCCTATAAATCTCATCCATAAATACTGCTAACTTACCTTGTCTGTACTTATGAAGTCCTTTACCTTCTATTTGTTGTGCTTCAAAGAGTTTAAATGGAGTACCAGCGTTAGGTTCTTCACCCATTAAAGCGTCTGGTCCAGCTCCTACTAATTGAGCGTGATTCCAAAATCTATCTACTGAATCATTAAATACTGGTAAATTACGAGGAAAAGTATTAAGAGGTTGAATAGTTTTACCCTCTTGTAAATTCAATATCTCGTTATTCTCTAAGTCATTAAGATTATTTTTTGCTTTGATTGTTGGATCATCTGACTAAAGTATATTCTTAGCAGCGGCATCTAACATCTCA